TGCTGTAGTTCTTGCGTTATCTATAGTTCCAGACGATATGGAAGAAGCATTTAAAGAAGTTATATTTGCGCCAGAGAAAGTTGCTGTATTTGACCCGGTACCACCCGAAGCAACAGGAAGTGGGGTTGCAAGAGTTAGGTTACGTAAGTGAGTAACTGCATCCGTACAATCCACCCCGGTGTTATACACAAACATCGTCTTACCGGCGGGAACTGCAACCCCAGTTTGTCCCGATACTTTAATTGTGATGGTATCGGCACAACCGTTGTTAACTATATATAACTTTTCAATTGCTGGCACAATAAGATCTTGAGCGCCACCGGAAGTGCCCACCAGATTTAACCGGAGGTTACGAGCCGTTTGGCTAGCATTAGTGTTTGTAAGCGTCAGCGTTACGTTTGCACTAGCAAAGGTCACATCTTCCGAGCCAACAATAGCCTCTTCTAATGCTACCCCTAGATTGTCGTTGGTGACGTTACCCCATGTCCCCGAGTTTTCCCCGGTTGCCATAAGTTGAATTTTTAAATTACTGTACGTACTTGCCATTATTTACTCCTTAAATTAAGCCGCTATGGGCAACCAATTTGGTGTTTGAACATCAACAACAGGGATCCAGTTGGGGTTTTGATTGGGGTTAATTTTACTCCAAATCAGCACTTTTCCAACACGACCTTGCCCTTGAACCCCCGTTACAGATACATCTTTAGCAATGCTTACTACAACACTACCTACTGAACCTGTTGCCTGCTGACCTGTGACCTGAACATTTGCTCCGCCACTTTCTTCTGTTTCCCCAAGTCCTACTTCGGCTTGAACCCCAGCCGGTGTGACATTTCCTTTAGCACTAACCCCAACAGAATTAATAAGCCCAGAACCAACAACTCCTATTGGGTATACATTTGCTTTGCTAACTACTACTACCTGACCAACTTCTCCAGAGGCTTCAACCCCTATCGGATATATATTTGCTTTAGCACTTACTGTTACAGAGCCGGTTTCTCCAACTCCTTCAACTCCTATTGGGAATACGTTAGCGGCGGTAGATACAAGATCTTGTCCAAGTTCTACTTCGGCCTGAACCCCTGCTGGTTCAACTTCACCCCCTGCGGCAACACCTACAGGATCTAATAACGCAGAAGCATCTACACCTACAACCGGTATATAATTAATCGTCTTAGTAGTAATCTGCCCGAGTTCCGAAGTTCCTTCAACTCCAGTGACTTGAACATTAACGGCGCCACTCTCGTCAGTTTCACCTAACTCACCTACACCTTCAACTCCAGTAACCTGAACATTAGCGCTAGTAACTACTGTAATGGGTGTTGCACCTCCAAGACCCCACCCAAATTCACCCCATGTATCTAGTCCCCATCCATTTATAGACCCTATTTCAGTAGAGCCTTCAACTCCTAAAACCGGTACATATTTAATTATCTGGGTATTAGCCTGTCCAAGTTCTGAAGTTCCCTCAACTCCAGTTACTAATACATTAGCAGCACTACTTTCATCAGTTTCACCTAACTGACTTATACCCTCAAGACCTACTAAATAAACATTTGCCTTACCAACTACAGTTTCGGTTCCAATTTCACCTGTCGCTTCAACACCTACTGCATATATGTTTGCAGCAATTTGTAACGAAACAGAACCTACTTGACCGGTGGCAGTTACAGGGTCTACGTTTGTCCCACGGAAATCAGCGCCCCAAGCGCCACGACTCCACGGCCCAGATCCCCAGCCAATATAATTTATATCCGTACTTACTTTTAAAGAACCAACATCACCGGAGCCTTCAACTCCAGTAACGTAATAGGCAAACTTTTCCTCTTCTTCGCCTACCGCACCATCACCTTGTACTCCAGTCGGGTATACATTTGCTGCTAGAGCAACTGCAAGAACTCCAGTTTCTCCAACCCCTTCTACACCTGTAGGTTGAACATTAGCCCCAGCGTCTACAACTGTTGTTCCAACTTCACCCGTCGCTTCAACACTAAATACAGGTGCGTTAGCGGCGGCAGAAACTAATTCTTGTCCAAGTTCTACTTCGGCTTGGAATCCAGCAGGTTCTACCTCACCCCCAGCAGACACTCCTACCGGATCGAGTAATGCAGAAGCATCTACTCCGGTAACATTAACAAAAATATTAGCGTTACCTATACCCCAAGCGCCTTCACCCCAAGGGCCAATACCCCACCCAAGAAGTCTTGGAAGTTGACCTAACTCACCACTTGCTTGAACTCCAGTTAAGTCTACTTCCACACCTACACTAACAAATTCATCCCCAAGTTCGCCAGTACCCTCTGCACCTGTTACATAAACATTAGCGACTTGGTTAAACGTAACTACACCAACTTCACCTGTACTTTCGACGCCCGCCGGAAATGCATTAGCACCGGCGGTTACAGTTTCTTGACCAAGTGCTATTACCGCTTGCTCACCGGCAGGCTCGACTTCACCTCCAGCGGCAACACCAACAGGATCAAGTAACGCACTACCAACTACTCCAGTAACACTTACTAAAGCGTTTGGATTACCTACACCAAAGTCACCCTCCCCATAAGGCCCTATGCTCCAACCCGGCATGATTTGTCCTTTAGGGGAGGTTGATCACTTAAGCAATACGAATAATTGCGTTTGATGCGTCGTTAGTTGGGAAGATGATGGTGAAGTCACCGTCCGAAGCCGTTTTGTCTGCACCAAAGTCCAACACACAGACCGATGCATTGGTCAACGTGGTATTAGCATTACTGTTTGCTGAAGGTGTGCTGTTATAAATCAGAGCGCCACGAGCAGTAAAGTTAGCGTTTACAAAAGTCTCGTCAGAGAAATCAGTAAAGCCTGTACCCGTGTTGGCGTTGATGTTAGTTGCAGTTACACCTGTGTTGGTTAAAGCCTGACCGCCAGCAGAATAGTTAGTACCAGAAGTGCCAACTTCGTCAGAAGAGGTGTAAGCGGTTGTATTAGCATCTAGTGTTGCTGCGGATGTATACAAAGCAAGTTTAAAAACGTCTGCGCCAGTATCAGCCGACGGACGGAAATCATGCACCCCAAGCAGAAGTTCTGCTTTAAACGAGGTGGTCATTGCTTGCGTAATAGCCATGTTAGGCTCCTTTATTCATCTAAAAGTTTAACAAACTCAGGATGTCCTGCTTTCCTGAACTTAACAGCCAACGTCGTATGGTGCGACTTAATGGCTTCCTTCATATAAAACACCAAAACCTGTCGGATTTGATTTTTAAACGCCTCTGCTTGATCCCGAATAGCAGGATGCGTCTGCGAACCTACAGAAATAATTTTGTCCAAGGCCCGTTCTGCAACTTCTTCTGGCGTAAAACCACGACCAGAAGTTGTTAATACTTTGACATTTGAGCCTCCTAAAAGAAAGGCTACTTCGCTCATTGTGCTCATCGGACTGGATACCTCGCTTGTTCGGTTCTGTACATATCTTGACGGTCTTTACCTTCACCAAGTTGTTTCAACATGGCAAGTGCTTCATTATAACGGGCAACATAGTTGTCGTTAACATCTTTCTCACCCTTCATAAACGCATAGGCTTCTAACAGCGAACCGTAGAGAAGAGCAGAATCAAAGTTAGTACCAAGCCAAGTCGTACCAGATGTAACAATAGATGCCGGGTAGGCGTAATAGAGCAACTCCATAGTGTAGTCTGCGTCTGGAGTAGGCCCTAGAATAAACGAATTTTCATCAAAAATAGCGTAATGAGTAGGAGCACCTGTATCGGTAATTATTGGAAAAGACTCCCGTATAAACTCAACATCTTTGTTTAGCAGGTAATCGTAACTTCCATCAGCATTAATTCTAGCCAAGGAAAATGTAGCAAGCCAATCTATGGGTGTGGCTAAGAACCTATTACCACTCGTACAGTTACCCGTTACGTTCTCTCTTGAGACCGGGAGTTGAACGCTGTTATAAATCCTCTGCTCAGCCTGACGGATGAACGTATCAACCTGATCTTTTGTAAGAAAAGACGTGGTTGTAGCAGTGGTAGTGGCGACCACCGTATCTGGGAAATTATTCTCAGCGTAGGCTTGTATGGTCTGAAACAGCGTTGAGTAGTTCACGACTTACCCCAATTTTTTACTAGAGTTAGTGCCTTTTATAGCCGCCCCAGTACCCCGAGTCTTTACAGTCTGTGTGTTCGGAATATTATTGGGGTAGCCGTTATAACCAAAAGACGCCTCATCACCTTTTACGGCAATACTGCCCTTGGCTACTGCGCTCGACCCCGGCCTATCTTTTTGGGGCTTAACGTACTTGTTGTCATCTTTTGCCATGATTAGATCCCTGTCTTTTTAGACGGCGCACGCATCGGACTACGCTGATTCATAACTTTAGCCATGTTCCGACCATATTTCATCATGTCGGCGTTGGTTTTACCACCAGCCCGCATTTTCTTTACACCGTGCATTTTTTTCTCGTGGGACTTGACTTCAGCCCTAGCCACCCTTTTCATTGCTGTCTTTTCCATCTTCAACTCCTATGTAGTTGTTACAGTTACAGTCCCTACCTCCCCGTCCCCCACCAGAAAATTCTGTTGGAATGGGAGAAGTAGAGGGTTATAGAATCCTACCGGGTTCCACCCCCACGCGACAATCCTACTACCTTGGGTTGGCACCCCATAACCTGCTTCAGTTGGGCCACCGTCGGGGTTTGTTTCCAAACCATTAAGACCCGCTTGAAGATACGTAGTATCAGGCCGAGGCTCACGAACGGCTTGAGGGTCGTACACAGGGTACATACCCAAAGATAACTGCGGCTGATCTGGCTCCCAACATTCATGACAAACCTTAATATCTACGTTTTTGGTCTTTATAACTAGCCGTCTGAGATCTTTTAGTTTGAACCGAAATCCGCATCGGTCACACTGAGAAATCGCAAATTTGCCAGACGAAAACTTATTACCCATTAATACCCACCACCCGTAACAAACATGTTGCGGGGCACAAATCGTACAGATGCTTTCTCACGGTCTTCACCAGAGGCCAACATCCATTGTTCCTCATATGCCATTTTCAGCATATCTAGCCGTGACGCCCCTTCAGGAATCTTCATGGCTATGTAATAGGCCAGCCCAGCCACCATACAGGGCAGTAGACGGAACGGAATATCTTGGGTATTGATGCCATTACCCGCATCCTGAATCCGGCGTAAACGCCAGTAAACAAAGGTATAGACAGGACTAGCCGCCGTACCTTGATCTGGGGCAGGCCAGACGTTGATATTTGGCAGTTCAGGAGCGGTGACTGTGGCTCCAGCCGTATGAGGGGCTGCGGTGGTTCCATTTTGACCACGCAGACAATTTAACAATTGGGTCGAAGTCGTATTCGTGTAGTTGATTGTTTCAGCACCAATCGTCACGTAACCCGTGGCGGGAAGGCCAACCGTGGAAGAAAGGGTAATAGTCGTGTCAGTAGCGGCAATGTTTGCGGCTAGGGTTAACCCTGTCTTTCCAATGCTCCCAGACTGTCGATCTACCCATACCTGAATGGGTCGGCCTTGTGTAATTTTGTTAGGGATAGTTGCATAAGTTGAGACCGAGATTCGGGTGATATTAATATCCGTCTGCGTAGACTGCACCCCGTTATTAGTCCGAACTACGTGCTCTATCAGGTCAATTGTGTCTACCGGCAGGGGATAAGTTACCTGCCCTTGAACGAGCGGGATCTGCCCCTCTTCAATCGTCCAAAGATTTACGCCTCGATTAGACCACTCGATAGTCAACAGATTTAGACTTCTTCTAGCCGTGCGGACGTTATAACCCGAACGCACCTCTGAACCGGCACGCTCAAATGCCTCCTCAATGAGGTCATTGAGGTTTAAATTAAACAGTTCGGTTCCAGTTGTTGTGCTCATTTTATTTTCCTATACGGAGCAACTTTTTTAGCCACGCCTTTAGGTTGTGGAACAAACTGCTTTCCGGCTGCTTTACCGGCTCTTTTGGCTTTCGTGGTCGCGGCGTACTCTTGCGGGGAGAGCGCTTTGATGGCACTACTTGGGAGGTATCTTTCTCCTGTAGCCTGCGATCCTTGCGTAGAAGGTTTGCCACTTTTAGTTCTCCACTTTTGATCAGTCCACGCCTTTAGGGATTGTTGAGACTTCGCCAATCCACCGCCAGCCATCTTTTTCTTACGTCCAGCACAATGCGCCTTCTCCGAAAACCCTTTTGGGTTGTCGCAGTCAACCGCTTTTTTGCGCTTGTCCGACCACTTCACTTGTACCCACCACCAGCCTTTTTGTACTGCAAGGCCAACATTTGTGCCTTACGGGCACTCCATTGACCCGGAGCACCCCCCTTGCCGCCAGCCTTAATGCGCTCAAATATAGACTTACGCATGCCGGGTTTGGTGTAATTACCAGCCTCGTTAACCCGAGACTCACCACCCTCAGCAAACATCTCAACGTCTTGCGGTTTGTCCTTCCGCTTGATCGTCTTAGCCTTTGGCATTTTAGAGGGGTTCATAGCCCCCATCCCACGGCTGGGTCTCATTTAGCACTTACCGCCGTTACT